TGTTGTTATATACTTCATTGAAGTCAGCGAAGTTCACCATTTACTATTTACACACAATTTTTTTCGGCGGATATATTAAATGTGTGACAATCTCCACCTCGATTCTCTTCAGCAGTGTGAGACTCCACTGAACATCCTCTTTTTTTCGGATTTCAATAAGAATATTCTTCAACGAGGTATCCGTCAGACCTTCAAGAACAGGAGCGGCATTGCCATAGATTATCAAAACCCTGATGATTTGTATGCGATCATGCGTGTCGTGTTCATAAACAACTCTGGTGATCACTATAGGAAGGTCAATGAACAGGTGAAATACATGAACACTAAAGTGATTGACACGGCTATTTCTCAGATTCAGACTGGTGTGTCCCAGTATATCGCATACGCGAATGATATTGATTCGACACGTACACTCATGGACCAACCAATAAATACCAGTACCGTCGGGAAAAAACTTGACATCAACACCAAGATCGGAATCAATTAAAGATTCTGGTTCAAGAAGTAGTAAGTAATGAGCTTGAACTACTACAAATGCGAAACTGAGAAAGTGTGTAGGGCCAAGGGTTGGGATCGAGCTGCTGTAGATACAGTATGGCTTCTCCTGACAGAGGAGTTTGGAGAGCTTGCATCCGCTATCAGACAGTATAAGAAAACATTCAAAAAACAAAACCTCAAGAAGGAGAGGGGTACGGATGTAATGATGGAAATGGGAGATGTATTTAGTTATCTCTTTCAGTTGGCACACATGTTGAATGTTGACCTAGATCAGATGTGGGAAGAACATCGCTATAAAATGAAGAGTAAAAATTATAATCTGAACTAATACTAATTATGAGTAAGTTTATGCTCGATGATGAAGATGCGATCAATGATGTGAATCCATTTGTCACACACGACTTCTCCCTTCCAGGAGGTGTGCGACAGACGGGTGATTTTGCTGATTTTCAGGAAGTAGTCCCTGATGTAAACATGTTCAATGATAAGAAGAGTGTATTCTGTAGTGTTGGTCTCTGTGTGGATGAGACTGAACCCTGTGTCATTAATAAGAAGGTGCGTCCCCAACGTAACATCGATACCGGATTCACTTGTGATAGGAGGCAAGTGAAGGTTGGTGTCTCCAAAAAACAGAGAATGTCATACATCGGACTCTTTATCATTCTATTTTTCATTGCTCTAATTCTAGTATACGCAAGATATTGAAGAAGTACTCGAGACGTGACTTATTTATACACTGCTCAATAACATTCGGAACAACCTTTTTACAAAACTTCTTGATGAACTCCATCTGCCAAGCACTCTCCATATTTACACGGGGTGGTTGGAATGTTGGATCCAGAATCTTAGTGGCGTGCGCGATACGAATATAGTTACGATCACTTTGTTCATAGGCTAGAACATTGTCGAGTGCAAGTTCTGCCATGCGTTGCCGCACCTCAATACTCTTAGAGACCATAGTATCAAGAAACTTTTCATATTGAATAGACTGTTTACCTGATTGAATAAATGTCCAGTCCCCTAATGGACTAGTGTTCATATAATCGGTAAATGTTGTATACCCCTTTCCCTTTTTATAACTCTCATAAACGATTTCAACATATGCCAGGTCAGATTCTACATCAAAAACATGCTTTGCAGATTTAAGGAAAGAGGTCATTACATAAAGAATGCTTGCTTTCTTTAAACCTAAGTGGATCATTTCCATTTGCAAAAAGTATGTTCAAAGATGTACTCATCTATTGCAAACGATAGTTTTTCATACCTCCTGACCCTCGATGAGATGCGAAAAAATTTACCAGAGGAGACCCGTCCTTCGTGGGTAAAGGTTACGACAATCACCATGATATCCAGCTTCAAGCGTGAGATCGATATTAAAAAGCTACGAAGTATTTTCGAGGAAATTGGGTCTTACAAATTGCGACGCGATGGTTCGAACACGGAAGGATTTGAATGGAAATTGAAGCCAACGACATTTTACAATCAGGTGACCTTGTCCTATCATGATAATTACAGTACTAAGTCTGTCAAGGTGTTTCCCAACGGAAGTATACAGGTTGCGGGCTGCTGTGACCTGTTTGATTGTAAGCGTGTCATCACACAGCTTGTGTATATCTTCAAAAAATTCCTCAATATGGATATTGACAGCATATCCACTGACACCTTCCGTGTCGTTATGATTAACTCCAACTTCAGTCTCAACTACAATATCAACCTCATGAAAGTAGCTAATTGGTTCGAAGAGTACGATGACATCTTCAAAGTTTCTTTCGAACCAGATAGGTATTCTGCAGTGAAGATTAAATTCAAACCCTCAGAAGACATGAAGGAAATCACATGCAGTATCTTCAGCACAGGTAAAATTATCATCACAGGTGCCGAGACCCTCAAGGAAATTGCATTCGCCTACAACATCATCAACCAGCACATAAATGAGAACCCTGAGATTAGGGTATCTCGTACAGAGGAGACCGATGTTTTTGATATTTACCTGGGGTACAGGTGTGCACCATTAATTAAAGATCTCAGAGAGAAGGGATTCAAATCTTGGATGCAAACGATCACCAACAGACAAATTAATTTCTAGTTTTATAATAACAATATGTCTCAACGACTTGGTATGGCCGATGGTCGGTGTTTCACCATAAACTCTTCCGCCCAACTTTTCAACAACTATGTGATGAAGCAAAACAACATCACTTTTGAGGACAACTACTCATACCGCAAACTTCTCCAGACGCAAGGTCCCCAACTCCTCTCCAAGGTGCAAGACCTGCAGGGTAAGAAAGACTGCAACAACTGCAACGTACCCCTTCTCAAGATTCCCGATATCTACTAACTGAGCTAAATCACGGAAAAAACTTTAAAATCTCTCTATAGAATGTCGACGTGTTCTATATGTCTCGGTGAAGTCCGATCGACGAGGACAAATCCTCCGATCCGATGTGGACATATATTTCATTCCCACTGTCTACAGGGATGGAAAGACCGAGGTAAGAATACATGCCCAACTTGTAGAAAAGTGTTTGATGCTTCTCCGTTTAAAATTACAGTGACGATTCAAAACAATTACACAGCAACGGCGAATTCTGTGTCCTTGAATGAGGATTCTATATTTAACGTCTTAGACCTATTTGATATCAACTTTGATGTCGAAAATTTACCCGATATAGAAAGCATTCTATCGGATCTTGGGATGGGTTTGACCGACTTTGATCCCAGTGTTTTTCACGCAGAATGAACTACAATACTTTTCATAGTTTAGCCCAGGGTAATCCCTGGAAGCTTTGCGAGGATCTCCTATAGCCTTACCCTTGGCGTCAGTCAGAAGTGGTCCAGTTGCCCACCCACGCTTGTGACTGAATACATTCGCCTTAAAGACTACACGTTTACCTATTTTGAATTGACCACCCCTCTTTACACGCGACTCGGGTACTTTGAAAAACTTAGCAACAGAAGAGATGGTGTCATTAGGCTTAACTTTGTATTCCACAACTCCATGTTGTTTGTAAAAATGAAAATCACCTCGGCGGATGTAATTCTTAGCACGCCCAGGCGACACAAACATCATCACCTTGTAGTAGCCCTTCTTACACTTTTCATTTCCATCAACCTTATAGACCCTCTTGGGATTATCCGATACGACACGCTTGGGGAGATTGGTGCAGTGCGTATAGGTATGATTCCTATTTGACATCCCAGAACGATCACCAGGAATAGATTTTTGCCATCTATACGCTTCATAGTCACCCACCGCATAGGCGTAACAATTATTGTTTCCAATACCAGTCGTCGTTCCCCAACGCCTGTTTGTGAACTTACTTTCGGATCCACTCAGAGGGAGAAGTCCCTTCATTTATAGTTTAATTAGAAAAAAATATCCGTATGTAATAAATGATTCAAGAAGTAACTAAGGCCGAGACTCGATCCGACGCACTCATGGAGTTTCTCACCTTCGTGCTCTCCATTCTCATCAGTACATTCTTACTCCGTATCGTGTGGAACCGTTCCCTCGTGAAGCACATCACCGTCCTCAAACCCATCAACACCCTGATGGATGCTTTTATCCTCGCCGTTTCTCTCCAGATTGTGAGAGGTATTTAAATCTCGTTGTACCCAACGATGATCTCACCATTGGGGTGCTTTAAGGTAGGGAAGGCATCCATGCCATCACATCCACCTTTGTCACAATCCACAAAGGTGTGTGACTTACCATTCTTTTTCATATACTCTAACTGCTTACGAGTCCAACCACAACCCATGGTCCCGTAAACAGTCCAACCCTTACCACCACCACTGGAGGTCTTCTTGGTCTGAAGAAGAATCATGATATTGATCAGTGCGAGAATGATGAACGCGAGCATTGTTTTATATCATACCTATACATTTATTTTCGGCGGACAACAGGTCTTGGCTTCGCCTTCATCACCGCAATCGCACGAGCCATCGCTACTTTTTGGTTGACTGGCGTTTTTGGTTTAGGAGCTACAATCTTAATCATAGATTTAACTTTTACCACGGGGATTGCTTTTTGTAGTGCTGTTTCACCAGTGAAGAATGGTTTTGATAGGACGGTCTCGAAGCTTGGAATCGATGCTTCATGTGGTTTTGTATTTTTGACGGTAACCATGGGTTTTTCGATAAATTTCACACCACGTAATCGATAGTTCTTCACCACAGCTGAACGACGTGCAAGGTACTCCTGAGGATAAAGCGTTTTAATGAAATTTCTAATTGTATTTTCGGTTTTTGTACGTGGTTGACGAACTAGTCCGTATATTCCATTCAAGAAATAGTGTAAATCATAAAACTTGTTAGACTTTCTAGAAATTCCTATATTTATGTAATTATCCCGATTGATGAGGGGATTCTTAATTCGAGGAAATACTGAAAATCCAAAATCAATCATGACCGCCTCAAATCCATCATTCGAAAGAGTGTATTTTTTATCTTTCAAATTAATTTGAATATCCTTCTTGGGAACTCGACGCACCAAAATGTTTCTAGTGTGGAGATCGTGATGCCTAAATCCTGGATACTTCTGTTGAATGCGGTACAGATTATATATCACCTGCGCCATAACTGATTTTATCGACTCTAAACTAGGTTGGTTCCATAACCATTCACCTAACTCCTTACCCTTGATGTATTCAGAATAGAGAATGTCTTTATTGTCGCATGTCTTATACAAGTACATTTTGGGAACATCAAAGCCTTCCAACTTTTTCGCAATCGTGTACTCCATTTTTGGGTTGATTTCATCGAGTGCCTTTTTGTACTTTGCAAGTGGCACGTCATTGTTTTTTTCACGCAACGAAGGTGTCCTAATTTCTTTGTAGACGATGTACTTCTCACATTTATCATCGATACACCCACGATATACCTTTCCATAATCACCTTCACCAATTTTTACGGCTCCCTTGGTCATCGTTCCATCTTTCTTTTTCAACCAGAGATGGGACGCAGGGGCACACGCCTTCTTACCCCTGAGTATTTTCTTTAGGGTAGCGTTCATGATACTATTACATTACATATTTTTGTAGTTTGTCGATACACTCAACATAGGCTTCGTCTGTGAGAACACCCCTTTTTCTCAAACTTTTGTAATGTTTGGCGACAACTTCGATATTCGATTTCATCCATTGTATTTTTTCTTTATTGAGTTCCTGATTTTTATGAATCCTCATACACTCACCTTCGTGGATGATTGCCTTACATATAGAACACCCTCTATTTAGGGTTCGTGTATTTTGACAGACACATTCGTCACCAAGACTGCACTGACCTCCAGTCAACCATCCATTCATCCCCGCACCAAAATCTGTGTGCACAGCTTTATCATGTCCCAGATTGATAGAGACATTTTCCTGAACGGTTCTGGGAATACATCCATCACATTTAAACACATCGATATGAATTGGACCATCAAAGTTAATTTCATTGTTAACATTTACTAAACCGAGATTCATTATTATATTCGTAAGAAAATTAATTAATCTTACCAATATGGAATTTTTAAAGTGTATATAATTTGAAAATATTTATTCATCAACCTCCTCAATCTCATCCTCAACATCATCTTCGGGGAGGTTTAGACCCTGAAAGGCAAATGAAGGGAGTTTGACTGACTGCTCTAAGAGAGTCTGTTGGAGTCGGATGGTTACACCGAACTTGTTATCGATGAACCAAATCTGATTGAGGTCAACGATAGCCATACACTTCTGTCCCTTCTCGATGGTGTCGAGGGTGACAGGTTGCTTCTGCATCGAATATGCCTCTGGTACAAAGGTACCATCGGGTTTGGTGAGGATCTTGAGTTTGATAGTTGAAGGGTATTGTTCCTTACCGGGGCGAACCATGGGTTTGTAGAGTGCCTCTTTGAGAACCGCGACATTGAACTCCTTACCAAGCCACTCCTTAGAGTTCTCAGCGACGGTGTTCACGATAATATCGTCGAGTTCCTTGAGTTTTTCATGAAGATCCATAGCCTCCGTATTATCGGGGTCAAAGGACAGATCAAGGGAATAGGATGTGCGTCCAGTACCCTCGTCAGTGAAGGCACTCAAACCATAAGGGGAACGCATGAATGGGAACTGGATGTAGAGTTTCTTGTTGTCGCCGGCATTGAGGTAGACGGCCTTGCCGCCATTTTTGTTTTTACGAAGTTTCGAGAACTGCACAGAGGAAGCAGAGAATTCGGTAGATTGTTGAATAGAGAGTGACATTGTTTGGTGGTTATATTTATACTACGGGACTCGACTTTAAGTGTATTTTTTTTGTCAACATATAACAAAAGTAATCATGGGTCTATTTAAAGATTGCGGCTGCGGCTGTAACGGAAAAAAGCAGGAGGAGAAGCTTATTATCTCCCTCATTTCTGGTATGACATTTTTCATTGTCGCCAACCCTGAGACTTTCCGTCTCATCAGGCGAGTCTTAGGTTCTTGGATCGCGACCCCCACAGGTTGCCCCTCGACCCTCGGTCTCCTCGTCCACACATTGGTGTTCGTCCTCATTGTTTGGGGTATGATGAACCTCAAGAAGAGTGGTGGGGTGAAAAAGAAGAGTGGGTGTGGTTGTGGTGGCTCCAAGAAGGGTAAGAAGGTTGTCTTCGCCCCAGCAGTCGAAATGGTTGACGCCCCCGACGCTGAACCTGGCTTCGGTGAACCCCAACTCGAGTTTACTGACAGTGGTCACACCTTGGAGCCTATGGGTTTGGACTCAGCTGGAAGTATGTTCGATTAAATATTTTTTAAAACAATTGTATTCTACAGTCAATTTGGATAAATTGATAGTAAAATATTTAACTTTAGAACTCCTCATCAAAACCAATATCGTCTGATGTGTCATCCATCTTCCCGTAATCCCCCACCCGCTTCTCGAAGAAGTTTGTTTTACCATCAAGGCTAATATTTTCCATAAAGTCAAAGGGATTTTTAGAGTTCCAAATTGGGGGTTGACCAATTTGTTTGAGGAGGCGGTCAGAGACATACTCGATGTATTCAGCCATCTTCTCTGAGTTCATACCGATAAGGTTACATGGGAGTGCATCGATGATGAAACCCTTTTCAATTTCAACGGCTTCCTTCACGATGGAGTGGATAACTTCTGTTGATGGTTTATTGCGTAAAAGTTTGAAGAGTTCAACTGCAAACTCCTGGTGAAGCCCTTCATCTCGGGAGATGAGCTCATTACTAAAACAGAGACCGGGCATGAGTCCTCTTTTCTTTAGCCAATAGATGGCACAAAAACTTCCAGAAAAGAAGATCCCCTCTACACATGCGAACGCGAAGAGACGCTCAGCGAAAGAACGAGTTTTGGTATCGAACCACTTGAGAGCCCAATTCGCCTTTCGCTCGATGCAGGGGACAGTTTGGATAGCTTCGAAAAGTTGTTTCTTTTCCGCACCATCTTTGATGTATTTATCAATAAGTTTAGAGTAGGTCTCCCCATGAACCATTTCGTTGTGGCATTGGTATGCATAGAATGAACGAGCCTCGGAGATTTGTACCTCATCGGCGAAATTGTTATTGATATTTTCAAAAACAATTCCATCAGAACCAGCAAAAAATGCCAGGATATACTTTATGAATTTTTGTTCGTTATCGTTTAGAGTAGTCCAGTCGTCGAGGTCTTTAGAGAGGTCCACCTCTTCAGCAGTCCAATTGGACATCTGAGCCTTCTTGTAGAGTTCCCAGAGCTCAGGATACTTCAGGGGAAATACAGTGAATCTATTGAGTGTAGGTGCTAGGATTGGTTCGTATTCATCTTCTATATATTCTTGAAATTTGAAGTAGTCCCCGATACGACGCTCGTCAATAAATATTTGAGGGTAAGTTGTAACAGATCCATCACATAATTGTTTTAATGCCTCCTTCTCAATCATCACCTTCTCGTAATACAAACCCTCAGACTCACATAGTGCCTTTGCGTGGTCACAGTACTCACAACCCTCCTTCGAATAAATAATAACTTTCATCTGTGCTATTATCCCTGAATATTTTTTGTGTAAAAACTCTAAGCATGATTGTGCCCTCTGAAATAATTCAGGATGATATACTTAAACTATTAGTAAATGAAGACGGGATTGAAGACGAAATGTACGGGGTGGTTGGAATGAATACTGGTAGAACTCTTGGCCTGAGATATCTCAATCCCACAGAACAATTTTACAAAAATGCTTGTGTATACAAATTAGACGGAGGGGACCTTTCTCCAGCCCCATATGAAAGTGTTCTCGAACACCACCCAAGTGGGACGACTTTTGAAGATCTTGAGATAAAAGCAATTGGTAATAACATGTTTGCATTTTATTCAGAAATAGACATTGAAGATAGTGATAGTGATATTTATGACGAAGGTCAAGATGGAGAGTCTGATCTAGAGGGTTTCGTTGTATCTGATAGTGAAGTCGTAGGTCAAGATATCCCTTTACCCCCAGGTCATGAAGCGATTGATAGAGAATGGAACGCGTGGGAACCATCCACTTCAGGTGGAAAGAGTTTCAAAGAAACGATTGATGCAATTGAAACGAGGGTTAGACGCCTAAGTCAGTGATGCGTTTTTTAAAAAATCTAAAAAAGGGTACCAAATTCAAAAGAATGCTGGAAACTATATGGTCCGAATTGGACACCCTATTACCAAAAGAAAACGAAGAAAAAACAGTAAATAGAAATTTTTGCATCGAATGCTCAGGAGTTAAAGTTATTACACGAGAAGGATTACCCACATGTTCAAGTTGTGGTCTCGTAGACTCGTATTTTATAGATGATACAGCGGAATGGACGAGTGGAGTGACGGATGGTGGAAAGGTAAATGACCCCTCGCGGTGCGGAAATCCGAATGCAAACCCCGAATTATTCTCACAAAATTGGGGGAAAGGAACTATTATCGCCACACAACGTGGTTCTACTTATGAAAACAAACGAATGGCGAAGATTAATTTTCACATGTCTATGAATCATAAGGATCGATCACTGTTCCATGCATACAAAGATATCGATGAAGCGTGTCATATGTTACCTGATTCAGTTCTGAAAGATGCGAAGATGATGTACAGAAAATTCAATGATGAGAAACTTACACGAGGTGCTGTAAGATTAGGTATCAAAGCAAACTGTGTGCTTTACGCCTGTCGTATGGCTCAGATCCCGCGTACAACTAAGGAAGTTGCGGATATGTTTGGGATACAATCGAAGGATGTGAGTCGAACAACTCAAATTTTTAAAGATAATATCCTAGGTGCAGCAGTGAAGAAGAATTATGTGACGAAGGCGTTTGATGTCATGCAAAGACTGTTGAATTCATTCGATATAACACGAGAGGATCGTTTACGATGTAACAAAATGTGTAATGCTACCGAGGATTGTGTAGATTTAATGAGTAAGACACCGAATAGCGTAGCGTCTGCGATCATTTACAATATTTTAGGTGATAGGGTTACGAAAAATGAGATGTGTGATAAATGTTCTGTGTCTATTCCGACACTAAACAAGATTGAGATGATTATTAAAAAACACTTAGAGGGTAAAGGATAAATCAAGTATATGGTGAGGGTTTTTCTTTCTACACCCTGTTATGGTGGATTATGCTTGGAAAAGTATATGACTAGTGTGATTAGACTTCAATTACTTTTAATAAAAGAAGGAATTCAACTCTATATCGATACAACTGAAAATGAATCTCTCGTTCACCGCGCCCGTAATGTAGCCGTAGGTCGTTTTATGCAAAAAACGGACTGTGATCTTTTCATGTTCATCGACGCAGATGTTCATTTTGAGCCAGAGGCTGTATTGAGACTTATCAAGTCTGGACATGATATATCTGTAGCGTGTTACCCCAAGAAAGTTGTGATGTGGGATCAAGCCGCCGAAGCCGTTAAAAAGGGTGACGATCGAGACATGTCAATGCTCTCCTCGAGTCTTGTGATTAATTTTGGCGCCAATAACCGTCCTATCCAAGATGGTTTTATCGAGATTCTTGATGGACCCACGGGATTCATGATGATTAAACGGTCAGTATTCAAGACACTCGAAGAAAAATTCCCAGACTTGTGGTGTAAGAATGACCACCAGAATCGTGATTTCGATGACTATCACGCATGCTTCGATTGTATGATCGACCCAGTAAACCGTAGATACTTGTCAGAAGACTATGCATTCTGTCGCCGTTGGCAACAAGCCGGTGGTAAAATCTATGCCGATGTAAATACTACCCTTGGTCATGTTGGAAATCTTCCATTCACGGCGTGTCTCAATGATAGGCTTAAGGTTTAGAGTGCACACTGTTGTATGAAGCTTATTACTATCTTAGTCACGCGTTCTAAATCGTGTCATGTGAAGACACTTCACACTGTTCTTAGATTAAATATGCAGTGTTTACAAAGGAATGTTGATAATAAAATTGTATATGTGAATGACGATACACTCGAAAAGATTGAAATGATTCGAAGTTGTATGAAGACACATGAGCGTATCATTTTCGTGGACTTCGGAATCCATGTAGATGATGAGTCAATCAAACAATTCTTTGAACCACATGATGGTGTGGGATGTCTCGTACTTCCAGGTGTAAAGGATGGAATCGACTGGGATCTCTTCAAGAAAAAGGTCCGTGAAAATTCGACCGAACCAATCGCTCAAATGGGTCTTCACTTTGATACTGTAGTAGGTAAAACAGTTTCCAAAGATATCTATAAAGTTGATTCCACCGATCCCAAGGCTTGGATGATGATTACAAAAAATGTCATTAAACATATCAAGGATAAAAAGACAGGAACTTGGAAACTCAGTTCCGATATGTTTCAAAAACTTTTACAACAAGGTGTACGAATTTACGCATTTACAGCAGCTAAGTTGACCCAAACATATACACATGAATGTATCAGTAATATTTTGAATGCTGCTGGTGTCAAAGTAAATTAAAGTTTAAGGTTGAATATATAATATGTCCACCCCACTTCACAAATACGTCATAGACTTTATCCACGCTCGTTGGGGGAGTAAGGAATATTTCCCGGGTCCACAACCCATCTCTATCGAACATAAACATTTTCCGATCCTCAAGGGGGGTGACTACCTTGTTTGTGAAAAGACGGATGGTGAGCGACACATGATGGTTGCCCTCATGTACGAAGGGAAAAAGAGATGTCTATTTGTAAATCGGGCTTTTAACATGTTTGAGGTACCTATCAATCTCAAAAAGAGTGCCTATGACGGAACCATCCTTGATGGTGAACTCTACGAAGGAACTCTTATGGTGTATGACGCCGTGTATGTCGCTGGTGAATCCGTGTGGAACAAAAACCTGAGGGAACGACTAGAAGCTTCAAAGACTCTCATGAAGTCTATCATTTATATGAAGTCTGATACATATCGTCTCAAGTGTAAGACGTTTCATCACATGAGGGATTTTCGGATGTTTATGGATGAATATCTCCCGAAGGTTACACAAAAAATAGATGGACTTGTGTTCACACCAGTGAATGAACCTATACGCATCGGTACACATGAGACGATGTTCAAATGGAAACCACAAGAGAAGAATACAGTGGACTTTCTCATGAAGAGAGAACCTTCGAGAGAAACACCTGGATTCAAAGCTGGTACACCTGCGTGGAGGTTGTATGTACAGGAGAAGGGGAAACTTTTCTTCGAGTCGGAAATTCCATTCAATCGTATGGAAGATGAGCCATGGTTTGAAGATGGTG